GACAAGGATGATTCCGGCTGGCGCACCATGCTTGCGGATGCAGGATTGCGCTCGGTATCGTGCGAGGTCGAGGGCGTTCTCAAGGATGCTACGCTACTCACGGATGGCGTGGGCACGGCCTCTACGGCGCTCCTCAAGGAATGCGTGGTCACGATCTCTGGCCTTGGCACTTTGACCGGCGATTTCTTCCTCAACAGCGTTCAGATTGGCGCCGAACAAGCCGACGTAGTGACTTTCACTGCAACCCTTGAGAGTGGCGAGAACATGACTGCCACTATCGGCCCGTACAATACTGTTCTCCCGGCAATCACCGGCACGCTTTCTGGCACCAATGTTCAGACCACCACGAATGGCACTTGGGCCGGTGACGCAACAATCACCTATGCCCGTCAGTGGCAGCGCGGCAATAACGCCGATGGCACCGATCCTTCGTGGACGAACATTGCCGGTGCAACGAACACAACCTACACCCTCACAGGATCGGACACCGGAAAATATATTCGGTGCCGTGTAACCGCCACCAACAGCGTCGGGTCTACGGTGGCCTTCTCCAACATTCGTGGACCCGTTACGTAAGAAAGGAACTTGAAATATGGCTGCGATTGCAGGTCGTAAGGTTCGGATCAAGCGCGGTGCGACTGCCGTTGCTGGCGCACGCGCAGATAGTGTGACCATCAACAATGAGCCGATCGACATCACCGAGAAGGACGATAACGGCTGGCGCAAGTATCTTGCCGATGTCGGCGTGCGCTCGATTGATGCAGAGGTGGAAGGCATCCTCGAGGATTCCACCTTCCTGGCTCTTGCCGTTGGTACGGCCTCGGCGCTGCTCGAATCCTACACCATCGAGCTTCTCGGCATCGGTTCGTTTACGGGCAACTTCTACCTTGCAAGCTTTGCCGTAACCGGCGAACAGGCTGACGCCACCACCTTCACGGCCTCGATCCAGTCCTCCGGCACCATTACCTTCACGGCGTCCTAATGGCTGTTTTTCGCGAGCTTACGATCAACTGGAAGGGGAAGGATTATGCGTTCATCCCCTCCATGAAACTCATGCGTTCCATTGAGATGGGCGATATTTCCTTCACCGACATTGCGGTGCGTACATCTCAAGGACGGCCTCCAATCTCGCACATCGCTTTCGTGCTTGCGAAGATGCTGGCATCGAGCGGCTGCAAGGTCACGGATGAAGAGGTTTATGCTGAGCTGATCGGTGGATCACAAGAGAATGTGACCAATCTTATCAGCACCGTCTTGATGGCCTTCTCGCCAGCCGAGACCAACGCAAAAAACAGCGCCGCCCAAACCGAGAGCCAGTCAGAGGCGAGGGCGACGGAGAATATGGACAATTAGACTGGAATGGGATGTATCTTTGGGCAAGGGAGTGGGGCATCCAGCCAAGTGAATTTTGGGATATGACAATCCCGGAATGGTGGTTAGAATACGAGTTGAGAGCGCCGACCGATCCTAAAGAGAAATACGCGGGCAAGCTAACAAGAGCCGATGTAGAGGAACTGAAGGAATTATTGCATGGCTCAAGTTAGCGGCATCGAGGTCAAGTTTAGTGCGGATACAGCGCAGTTTGAACGAGGCGTTGCTCTAGCAGAAACGCGACTGACGAAGTTCTCGTCACTTGCCAAGACCGGAATGGTTGCCTTGGGCGCAGCAGGTGCGACTGCTGCCACTGGCATTGCGCTCGCGACAAAGGCTGCCATTGATCATGCCGACGAAATCGGCAAGATGGCGCAAAAAGTAGGCATGACAACGGAAGCGTTGTCTCGCCTAGAGTACGCCGCCCGCTTGTCGGATGTGTCACTCTCAGAGTTGCAGATCGGGCTTGGTCAGCTTGCGAAGAACATGGAGGCCGGATCAAATGGCCTTGATGCTCTAGGTATCAGCGTAACAACAGTTGACGGTAGACTCCGCTCAACCAACGAAGTCTTTCTTGATGTTGCGGAGCGGTTCGCATCCATTGAGGATGGCGCGGGCAAGACCGCCATCGCAATGGATATATTCGGACGTTCCGGTGCAAACCTAATTCCGTTGCTGAACTCTGGCCGTGCTGGCCTTGCCGAAATGGCGCAAGAGGCTGACAGGCTCGGGATCACAATTTCTGGCAACACAGCGCAAGCCGCAGAGCGATTTAACGATAGCATCACGCGGGTTCAGGCTGCTCTAGGTGGACTGACAAATCAAATTGCGGCTGGCGTGGCACCACGAATGGCCGATTTAACCGAGCGAATGATTGACTTCTACAAAGAGTCAAACATCGTTGAAGGAGTAGTGAAGGCAATTGACTTCGTGATGACGGAGCTTGCCAAGGCTGCTGTTTTCTTATCCCAAGCCTTTACGGAAGTCACAGAGGCAATCACCTTTGTTGGTGCTGCCGCCAGCCGCCTCGCAAATGCTGATTTCGCAGGAATTGGTGACCAGTGGGTTGCGTCTCAAGAGCGCGTTAAGGCCGCTCTGATTGAGAACAGCCGACTTATGGACGAGCTTAACGGCAAAGCCATGACCGTTGATCGTACAGGTAAGGGCGATCTCGAGACACCCAAAGAAGCTGCACCTAAAATGCCGAGCGGCAGTGGCGGTGGACTTTCAAAAACCTCGACAGAACAACAACCATTCAGCATCGCACCTTCTCAGGAGCCTGGAACCTATTTCACGGATCGGCTTCAAAACATTCGCGACCAATTCTCAAGCGAACGCGAACTTTTGACGCAGGAGTATGAACTCAACCAGCAAGTGCTGGACAATGCTCTCTTGAACGAACGCATCAAGAAAGAAGAGCATACCAGCTTGATGGAACAACTGGAACGCGAGCATCAAAACAAGCTGCGTAACATCCGCCTTACGGCAATCCAAGAGAACCTTGGACATGCTGCCGATTTCATGGGTTCGATGGTTCAGATTGCCGAGCTTGGCGGAAAGAAGACAACCAAGATTGCAAAGGTCTTCGGTATCGCGCAAGCTCTGATCTCGACGTTCCAGGGTGCAGCCAAGGCACTAACGCTTCCGTTCCCGGCTAACATGGCGGCTTACGCCCAAGTCTTGGCGCAAGGCTTGACCGCTGTAGCTTCCATCAAAAAGGTTAGCGAGAACGGAGGCAGCAACGGTGCCGTGAGCGGAGGTGGACGCGGTGGTGCAGTATCGGGTGGAGCAGCGGCTGCCGGGGGCGGAAGCGGTGGAGGCCCCACAACCACCTTCCAATTCACACTCATGAATGACCCGATGGGCTTTGGAGAAAAGTTTGCCCGCCAGTTTATCGACCAGCTCAACAGCACGCAGCGCAACGGCGGCACAATTCGCGGAGTGATAGCCTAATGGCTGACATCAAGATAAGCGCCCTCTCTGCACTTACAGGTGCCAACACCGCCACGGATGATCTCTATGTGGTGGTGGATTCCAACGTTCCTGAGACCAAGAAGCAGACCCGTGCGGAATTGTTCCAGAACGTGCCAGACATGGCTACGGCAGGAACATTCGTTCACAACGAGGCGGGGGCCGACAAGGATGCCCGTTTTGAGGGTGACACTGATGCCAATTTGCTGTTCACCGATGCCTCAACGGATCGTGTCGGTATTGGTACGGCGACACCCACGGCGAAGCTACAAGTAAACGGATCTTTGGCGTTTGGCGCTCCCGCAGTTGTAACTGCTGATTACACTGTGGCTGATAACGCCCTGTTCGTTATCTCGAATCGCGCTGCGACAAACACATTGACACTTCCCGCCGCTGCATCGAACACAGGGCGAGTGTTGTTCATTCTGAATACTGGCGGAAACTTTGCCGTAAACTCGGCGTCCTCAAACGTAATTCCTCGCACGGGTGGAACGGTGGCAGGAACGGCAATCATTCCGGCCACAAATGGTGATGGCGCATGGGTTATACTTGTGTGTGATGGCACAAACTGGCTCATCACTGCCGGTGCATTGGGTGCATCATAATGACCATTAACACCGCCAGCTATACAGTCGGGACGAATGAGCCGCTCAACCATGCGCGGATTCTCTACGCGCCGATCAGCGGAACCGTGGCTGGCGATGGCACTAATCTCGCTTATGCGCTCAATGACTACACTTCGCAGCGATGGGCATTGGTTCCAGGCACCAACCATTGGAACCTGACCACAACGGCGGATGCCGAGATTGATTGTGTGTTTATTGCAGCGCACAATCTGGCCGGAAAGGTTGTGACGATCTCGACCAGCGCAACGGTTGGCGGTGCGTACACAACTCGCGCCACGGTATCGCCAACCGATAACACCACAATCGGCATCATCTTCAACAGTGGTTCCGGCTTTGCGTACACAATCCGCGAGCTTCGTGTGTCGGTCAACGATGGGACGGACGTTGCTATCGGCATCATTCGCGCTGGCAAGGCGTTACAGATGCCAATCCCGATCTATGGCGGGCATCGTCCTTTGAACCTCAATCGCGTCACGGAGGCGCAACAGCAATTCTCGGAGGCGGGGCAGTGGCTTGGGCGCATCGTCAAGCGCCGCGCCGTCACGACAACGTATGAGTGGGAGTATCTCAAGGCATCTTGGTACGACACTTATTTTGAGCCGTTCGCGCAGGCGCTGCCGCTCAAGCCGTTCTTTATCGCTGGCAACCCCTCCAAGATTGGCTCCGATGTGGGCTTTGTCTGGACTGACCGGGACCCAGAACCGGCCCAGATGGGCATTCGCTCTTATCGGTCTGTGTCCTTGAGCGTGACGGGGTATTATTGATGGCGAGAGCATCATAATGGCAACCTTCGCCGCACGCCCGATTGAGATTGTCGAGATCATCCAGCCCCTATGCTCTCGGGTGTTTGGTTCTACGCCCTGTCTTGCAACGGGCGATGCGTGCTGGAATACCGATGTCACATGCAAGTATCGCGCGGCTCTCGATCTCTCGCGTTTGATCAGTCTCCGCTTCGTGCCGGATGCCGTCTATGATTGGCAGGATAACAATATCAACCTCCTGGCTGAGAATGGCGACGTTCTGACGACGGAAGCCGATCAACCGTTCCTGATAGACTATTACTATCAGCCCGCCTTAGATATTCCGGCGCTGGCTGGATACAACACCGCGCCAACGGTCCTTAACGTGGCCTCCGGCTCCCGCTACAAAAGCCCTCTCGGCCATCGCGCCGTTTGTCAGGTGAGCATCAAGGATTTCCCTTGGAACGACATCGGCACCGATCCTTACGTCTCCACCCGCACCTATGTGCCAGATGAGATCGGCTCATTTTGGTCGAAGTGGTTGGCGCGTAATCCCTTCCATGTCGGTTACACGCTGAACATCTATGAGGGGTTGATTGGTCAGCCATTGAGCGCCATGACCAAGCGCGAATATGTCATTGAAAAAATCGACAGAGGTAAAGACGGCGTTTCGATCACGGCCAAGGACATCCTTCGCAAGATCACAGACACCAATCAGACAGCGCCGTATCTGAGCCGTGGTGAGTTGTCGGTGGCACTTGCTATTGGCGGCACAACTTTCACCGTTGCTGGTGCAGTTCTGTCCGACTACGAGGCGGCTGGCTATGTGCGCATCAACTCGGAGATTTTGTCCTATACCCAAGTGATCGAAACGACAGGCGGCAATTTGTTCTTCTCTGGTGCTGTAAGGGGCACCGCCGGAACAACTGCTGCCGCGCACAACCAGAATGACCGCGTGCAGCGCGTCATCTACTACAACGCGCGGCCCTATAACGAAATCCTCTATGATCTCTTCGTGAACTGGGGCGGCATTCCAGCACGCTATATTGATGCCGCCGCTTGGGGTTTGGAAAAGACCACCTACAGGCCAGATTACAATTTTACCACCTACATTGCAGAGCCAACCAAGATCGACGAGCTTGCCGGTGAGGTGTGCCTCCAGGCTATCGCAAATGTCTGGTGGGACGAGCGTATTCAGCAGATCATCATGAAGGCGGTGAAGCCGGAACCCGCTCCGACACTGCTGACCGATGAAGATGCCATCGTGGCCGGTTCTTTCGTCATCAAGGAAAAGCCAGAAGAACGGGCATCACAGGCGCACGTCTATTATTTGCAGCGCACGCCGGTTCAGAGCGTGACGGACAAAACGAACTACACCCGCGTGGCCGTCTATATTGATGTGAACAAGCAGATTCAATACGGCGGTGAGCCGCAGATCCGAGAGATGTTCTGTCGCTTCATCAGCACGCAAGCCATCGCCAATCGCCTAAGCCAGACCTATCTGGACCGCTTCTCAGATGTGCGAAAAGAAGTGCAGTTCGATCTGTCCGCCAAGGATGCAGAGAATATCTGGACAGGATCGGTGGTTACGATCCGCCACTATCTAGATGTCGATTTTACAGGCGCACCGCGCGATGGCGAATGGCTTATCACATCGGCAGAGGTCGCCCGCAATGGGCTGACTTACCGCTTCACGGCGGAAGACAACGAGAAGGGTGGCATCCTCTGGAGTTGGCTTGATAGCAGCGGCAACGATGCAAACGGCAATCCGCAGCCTTATCGTTGGCTTGATAACGATGGCAAGGACTTAAGCGGAGATCCGCAACCATATAGGTGGCTCTAATGACAACTTGGACGACAATTTCAAACGCGGCTGTAGCGGTGGGCGGCATTCCGTCAAGCACAACCGTGACGGCTCTTCGAGACAATCCGGTGGCTATCGCGGAGGCTGCGACTGGTGCGCCTGTTGTGCAAGCTGGATGGCATCCATACGATAAAGTCACAGTCGGTGATGGAAAGACTGGGCTGATTTATGACTTTGCAGTCAATGGAGTGCAAGCAAACGTAACGACCCCTGATTTTGAAGATGGGTACGAGTATAGAATCATTGGGCATATGCTTGTGTCGAGTACTATCACTGATGCGCGTTTAAATATTAATGGGTATTTTGAAACAGACGCAGTGTATAGAAGACTGTCGTTTGGCTCGGATTCATCTGGAAACAATTCATTCTCGTGTGACGTTGTTATACCAATTCCAAGAGTTTCAAAACAAATACACATGGTTCTTGGTGACATGGCTGTAAACAATGCAGTCGTAATGTTAAACGACGTTCCTTATGACTCGACAGTTCAAAAGCTGTTGCGAGCGCGAGTGAACTTTACTGCTGGTTCCATCAGTAATGGCAAAATATGGTTCCTTCGCCGCCGTGACTACATCTCGTTGCCTTGATAGGGGAAGAACATGACACCGATCACCAAATCGATCACCTTCAAGCGCGGCGATACGCTTTCGATGACATGCCAGCGGCTGACCGCTTCATCGACCGCTTTTGATCTCACGGGCTACAGCATCGCGGCCAAGGTGCGAAACGGCGGATTCTCGGAATCGCTGACGGTCTCCATGCCAAGCCCGACCACTGGGCAGTTCGTGATCTCTCAGACGGCCACCAATACCGCGCTCTGGCCCGTCTCTGACGATGACGATTCCGTGATGTATTGTGATATACAGTTTACCAGTGGGAGCGTAGAGAGCACAGAGACATTCAAGATTGTGGTGCAAGAGGACATCACGATATGACCGTTAGCCTTGTTGTGAACAACCCAGCACAGACGATCAGCCTGGATATGGTGCAAGAGCAGCCCACGCAATCGCTTTCGCTCGTCATCACAACCGGATCAGTCACTATTGCGCGGCAACCCGTTTCCGTGGTTGAAATGCCATTGTTCGGAGAGAGCGGGCTTAACATTGATTTCTTGATTAACGAATATGCATGGAAGGGATGATGATGGACAACGAAACCTTCCGAATTTTGAATTCAGTCATGCAGTGGATTATCGCACCCGTGGCAGCGTTTGTTTGGGTAATCTACCGACAACAGCAGAAGCACGATACGGCGATTGCCGTTCTTCAGGCACAGACTGAAACTGCCCGCGTAGCCCACGACCGCGAGATCAAGGAAATCCGTGAGACGAGCCGCGCAATCATGGCGAAGCTCGATAGCATTGAACAGGCCCTCCGCAAATGAAGCTGAACACATCGTCCATTGCCAAGTTGCGCGGCGTGCATCCTGACTTGGTGCGTGTAGTCAATCGTTGCGCTGCCGATTGGAAAGATGCCGAGACAGGCTTCATTGTCACCTGCGGCCTTCGCACGCTGGCAGAGCAGAAGGTGCTGGTTGCCAAAGGCGCATCGAAAACGCTGCGCTCCAGGCACCTCACAGGCCACGCTGTCGATCTTGCAGTGACCATCGGCGGCAAGGTGAGATGGGATTGGCCGCTCTACGACCGTCTTTCAAAGGTCATGAAGGCAGCGGCAAATAAGGAGAAAGTTCCGCTCGAATGGGGCGGTGGATGGGCGAGTTTCAAAGACGGTCCTCACTATCAACTGCCGTGGAAGCAATATCCCGGCGCAAAGAAAGG